TAACCAGCACCACACAATGCAGCGCGGGCTGTATAACGCGAAACGACTTGAGGCACAGGGACGGGCATTGTCGGTAACTGTTCAACGAATTTGGTGAATCCCATATTAGGTTCTTCAAGTTCAGAGAAACCAAGTTTCACACCAGTTGGGTCTATATAGGGCATAATTAATCTTCCAAGAAATCGGTATAACCGCGACTTACCAAATAAAATCCGGTTGTTGAACCATCCAACGCCTGAGTACATCGAAGAGAAACCTGCGCAACCGTATTTGATAACGCTATAAAAGTGGAAGCGACACTGTATCCGGCCCCAATACCAAGAATGGGATAATCACCACCCGCTAATGCACCACTACTTACAGAATCCCCTCCAAAAATACTAAATCCAGAACCCTGGCCCATGGCGGTTACCAACGCTGTGCCGTGAACTAAGCATCTAACACCAGTTGGACTTGACACATTAGCTATTTCGTTTGTGTTAGCGGGTATGCTTGCAAGTCCATAATTTGATATACCCAGTAAATATTCTGTTAATGGGCCACGCTGTAGATATGGATAAATGTTATTTGAGACATCGGTTCTAAAAAATCCAACACGACGCCATTCGGTATAACCAGTCGGTCTATTACTCGCAACCGGATTAGTATCAAACCCAATATCTGTCACAGACGTTGCATCATTTCTGATGACAAATATATGGTAGCCACTACTGGCTGTTCTAGCACCAGTAAATAATCCATTGTTTCCTGTTCCTGCCGTCCATGCGCCAGAAGTTTGAACAGTCTTAGTTATGACCGAACTTAGATAAATATCACAATTATCGGCATTAGAACGCCATGAAGCAGCATTTACCTTAATCTGGGTAACGGAAACCCATTCAGTGTGTCCACCACTATTAGGTCGATATTTAGTCGGAAGATTATTTGCAGCATATCTACCCAAATAAAATTTCATTCGACCAAAATAAGGCGAAGCGTCAGGTACATAGATATCCCCAACGTTGGTAAGGGGAATAGACGCGGCGGCAAACGATGGAACTAAATGGCTTTCGACCGAAGCAAAGGCTGCTTGAACATTCGTATTGGCAGTTAAAACTGAACCACCTGTGGCCGTTACAGCAACATCACTGGATGCACCGCTTGTTGCCACGGGTTTTAATGTTGCGCTTAAAGTTGAAACGGCTGTAGAAATTGCGGTTGCCTGGGCCGTGGAAACAGGTTTATTAGCATCCGATGTATTCGTAACATTACCCAGACCGATCATGGTCGAAGTGATACCTGCTACGGTTCCGGTAAAGGTAGGCGAATTGAGATTAGCCTTTAGGGCTATTGCAGCGGCCTGGGCGGTCGAAACTGGCTTATTAATATCAGAAGTATTATCTACATTGCCTAGGCCGATTCCAGCGGGAGTAGGAGCAACGGCAGATGCTAGAATTTGGTCCAAAGATTGACTCGTTGGTCTGTGCCAAACCTGTGCCGTCGAAAGTATGACTAGGGACATATTTTACTCTTTAATTGTATTATGTATTTAGCCAGCGCCTAAATACTTGAAATAAAACAATAAAAGGTTTTCCTAATGTCCAATTCCTTTGGCTACAGACCATACCAGTATACCAGTCAGAAGAATTCCAATATCTTCGTGAAAAAGAATTCTATTACTGCCACAAGTGACGGGCAGGATACTTATAACTTCGATTTCCCGATTATTGCAGGAAATACCCTGGTATTTTTCAATTCGGCGTTATTGGTTGAAGCAGAGTATCAGATTGTTACTCCAACCCAGATCAAATTAGTATTCACCCCTCTGCCCGTTACTAGTGATACTATTACTGCTATTACGTTCCTAGAACGTGCCGGGGATAGTTTCACGCGTCGGAAACAGGATTATCCTATTACCGTTGGTGGTAATGATTTAGACACTACCTATGATTTTGACATTGAATTTACGTCATTTTACAAGAATGGTATCTATCTTCCGCCTACCGCATGGTCAAAAAGTGGAACCACGGTTCATTTTAGTGCTGCACTGATCAATGGCGATCTTGTTAGTTATGTGGAAGATGTTCCGGATACGGTAAGTAATTACACCCTGACATGGGATCAAGTCACGGGAAAACCGGCTAATTTCACAGTCGATCCGTCAAATGTTCAAAATATTGCAAGCGCCTACCTTCAATCCCAACTACAAATCATTGGAACAGGGACCGGAGCGGATTATATTTATTATACAACTGGCGTAACGGTCAAGGCTCAATTAGATGCTTTGACTTCCAGTATTGTTACAAATCCTCCCATCGCCAAAGCTGGTGATACTGGCGTAGGAACGATTTCTGGTAATGAATGGCGTCTTTCGGCACCGGAACATTACTTCCGTTTTTACTACAATACAGCTTCAGATTGGGCTGGTGTTCGCCATACCGCAGATGATCGTACCGTATTTGCCCAGGGTGTAGGTAATCCAGTAGATACGTTTGCTATCATGTCAACCGATGTTTGGCATAAAGCTTTGGGTAATTTCACTGATTATTTCTTCCCCAAGACCGGATTTCTCTACCTGGGAATTGGTTCCCATACCCTTTATGCTGGTGATGGTGGAGTAAATGGTACAATCTTTACCCCACCTGGAATGGTCGGAAGTTGGAAAGTCATGGGGGCAACCAATAAGGGAACCCAATATATCACTACTCTAATCCTACGAGTCGCATGAAATATATCAACGCAAAAAATCCGGTCTGGTTTAATCAGGACCGGAATGCTATTTTCCTGGAAGTCGAGTTTGATAATCCCCAACTTCCTGGATATATTCCATTTGTCGCAGACATAAACGATCCAGAACCCCATGGAAAAGAATTATTCCAGTTGGCTGTAGATGGATCGTTTGGACCTATTAAGGTATTTCAACCTTAGAAAATAAGGCTTTCGACATCCTCAAATTCGTCTTCCGCGAACCAATGACCATGTTCATCTTCCTCATCACTGAAGAATAGATCATTGTCCTGTTCGACCTGATCCAGGACGTTCAGATATTCATCAATCAGATTCATTTTCCATTTCCTTGGAAAGTTCAACAAAAAGCTTTTGAAAGGATTGTAAATCCTTAAACCAATCATCAGATAGGTCACCGGGGTCAAGAAACGATAGCCCTAGCTTAGACCCTTCAATTGTTGAATTGAGGGCTTTTCGCAAGGCAATCACTTCCACCCAATCCAGGTAAACAATCTTACCTAGATTACCGTTGTTTTTGGAATTCATTTTTCAATCACCAAACATAGAAATTGGGGACATCGAAGGATGCAATCGCAGGACTTCCAATCCGGTTCAATCGAACAAATGCGCGGGAAGGATAGGGAATATAACCTATCTCTTGTGAAATCCCTGAATTGACACCACCCGGTTCAAAACTCTTGGCGTAGATATGAACGTATTTCTTAACGTTCGCATCGGTAGGTTTACCGTGACGCTTATATTCCCAAATCATCACCACAGGCACATGTGCAATCGAATTATCCTTCCTGACTCTTGGTTCGATAACTTCAATCACGTACTTTGGAGTAGAGGAACGACCCATTTGTTTTCCAGTATTTTTCAATCAATAGACAAATTCTAGACGATAAAAAAGGGCTTGTAAAGCCCTAATTGAAAAATATTTTGATGAATCAATCGCTATTTGCTACTGACAGAAGCATAGTTGCCACAATGATAGCTTCCTCTTTTGTAAAGACATACCCATCAAAAAATGCATTTTCCTGTGAAAGGTCAAGATGAATCAGACCAATATCCTTATAAGCGGATATTTCAATTTTATCAAACTGTCTAGTAATTTTCATTCATTATCTCCAAAATATGTCTCTTTCTTCCAACAATGAACGAAATTGTAGGAAACCTTTAAAGTTCTTGGACCATTCGTCCAGATTCATCAATCCTTTAGCTTGGTGTTCGGCAGGGCTGGCATGCAAAGGGCGACTGCCTACAAGACGGGCATAGAGTTTCAAATCCTTTTCCACTACAGGTTCTGACCCATCGTGGTTCAGGAATGACACGCGAGCACATCGGGCAACGGAACATTCAATCTGCTGTTCCACAGACAAAATTCCCTTTTCATAGTCAGTAATGTAAGGCAAATGCCATTCATCACGGGCTAATTGAGTCGCCACTGAATTTTTCAATGCCGTCTTCATCATCCTGGCAAGATAACGAATTTCAGGTTGTGCGTCAGGATGGTCCCGTAAATTGAACCAATTATCCCATTCCGTTGCTGTGACAATGGTATTCATGAACTGATAGGGTTCAGTCACACGATTGACAATCTGCTTATGGGCACCCCGTTCACACATCATTTCAGCAATATGGCAAGCATTCTTGGCTGATAGAATCCAAAGTCTTTGGACTTCATCTAACTCTTGGCCTTCCAGGAAAGACTTAGCCTGCATTCCAGGTTCATTCTTTCCCCATTCTACAAACGTAGCTGGATAGGCTCGAATTTGTTCCAGAAACTTATTGACTGGAATGGCTCGGCTTGAGGATGCATTTCGTGAGAAAACTCTGTGCGTCATCAATTCGGCATGAATAAATCGTGGATAACGTAACTGAAAGGTTACAATTTCACCACCATGTTCTGCCACTGAATGAGCAACTATCTTTACCTGCATACCAAAATCTAACATTTTTCAATTATTTCCCAATTTATATTTTGCTTTCAATACCCATTGACTTTTCTGGTTATAGGGAACTATCATGGTGTTACCTAAACCTGCCATCGGATCGTCTATCATGGATGGGTCCACGATGGCACATAGACCCCATTCTTCTAATAGACTGATAATCTTGTTCTGACGGGCGATGTCACCCCGCGTCAGGTTATTGTCTCGACCGTCTAGGACAAACAGTGTCTTAAAGTGCAGGATGTAATACCGACTACGTTTTTGTAGGATATGGCAGGTTTGAAATAGAACTTTATCTTCAAATTTGCTGGCTATTCCAATTCGAGTCAGGGTTTCTCTTATCTTTAGGAAACTATCTTCTTTAGGATCGGGCAATTGAATCTCGACCAGCATAGGGATAATATCATCCCTTTGTCCATGCCAGTCTACAATATCAACGGATTTCATTATTCTTATTACCTCATTTATACACGTCTCCACCCATAAGTTTTTCTATTCGCTTATATTGATCATCCGTCAAGAGGGAAAGGTAATCTTCCGCACGGTCCCTTGAGACTGAATAATACTTTTGAATGATATCTAATCGGGCTTCAAACTTTTTATCAATGTCACCCTTTTTGATCCATTTACCATATCGCTTGGCCTTTCGGATTGAAAAGCTTAAGAAATCGTATTGCATTCTAGGTGTCAGATTACTTAATCGATTCATTTCAGAGGCAAAAAGGATACAATCCAAGTTGTTTGAAAGTCCCCGATTTACGATGAATGGAATATATTCGCCTTCCAATCCCTCTTGCATTAGATCGGTTTTGGTGTAGGTAATGGATTCAACCCATTGATATGGTGCAATGGTCATACTTACCCCTTGAATTGAACGTCCATCATAATCTTAGTACATAGCTGCGCGGCATGCAGAAACATATCCGGCACCACGGTATGAACCTTTTGTTCTTCCCCAAGGATCAAGATCAATTGAGGAAGTGACTGGGTTTCAATTACCGACTTCATGGATTCATAAAGCAGGCCATAAAAATCATCCGTCAACCCATTTTCATTGTCCCGGCACCATTGAAGAATCTTAGTAAATTCCTTCTTTTTCATCATTTCAACCAGATTTTCCACCCCATAGGTGTCAATCTGCTTTAATACCCCTTCATCAATCGGTCCATTTCTGGAACAATCCTGAAGGACTTGAAGCAATTTCCGATTATCTGGACTATAGGTTTGTACCAATTCGGCCAGCACCGCAGGCTTGAACACAACCCCTTCATGAGTCAGGATGTCAAAAGCACGCTGAAACATGAACGCGGACACGGCAAGCTGATCCGATTCCGAGAAAATGAAATCCACTTCCATGCACCGCGAACGGATCGGTTCAATGATTTTAGCTTTGGAATTGGTTGTCAAGATAAATCGACAGTTCTTGGCAACGTCTTCGATTACACCTTTTAGAGCTTCCTGGGCCTGGGCAGACAACCGTTCGCATTCGTCCAGGACGATTACTTTATGGTTACCTGTCAGGCTTACGGTGGTGGCATAATCGATGATTGTAGTTCGAATGTCTACAACGGAATTCGTTACGGACCCATTAATAAAAAGGGGACGAATACCCAGGTCATTACAGATTGCCCGCGCCAGGGTGGTTTTACCCGTGCCTGGGGAAGGGCTGTAGAACATCAGGTTAGGAATTTGACCTTCGCTCAAATAGGCTTTAATCCTACCCTTGATGGTCTGGGGGATGATGACATTTTCAACAGTCTGGGGACGATATTTTTCGACCCAGACATATTGGTCCTTAACTACTTCCATTATCAATTACCTCAAAATATAAATGAAACAAATTTTTTATTGCTTTTCCAATCCAATGAAGTAAACAATATCACGGGTTTTGTGTTGAAACTTGGTCACGCCCGCTGCACTGATTTCCAATTGATAGTCACCAGGGATAAGGTTAACATTCTGGACTTTCAGATTATACTCGGCATTGTCGGCCTGAACCGTGCCCAAATCATCGGAATAATCGTTTGACGTGTCATTGTTTGGCGTCGTGGCAATGATAAACGCATTGTTATCGACAACCCGCAAGGTCATCAAAGTATGCCCTAAAGCCGATGCCGCACGTCTGAAGCTGTCTAGAACTGAGTCAGATAGTTCAACATTCAATTCAACTGACGGCAAATTCAGGACTTTATCAGGATGGGTAACAAAGGTTTGTTCAGTAAAGAAGTAGTTGATGACGCTCTTTTCCGAGCGAATTTGAACCTTTTTATCATCCTCAAACACCAATTCTGCATCCTTCATGTTAGGAAGGTTCAGAACTGACAAGAATTTGGGTAGTTCATAGATTGCAAAATCCTGGGGAATTACTTCCTGAATTTGCGCTGAAGCTGCCACAGAGCCAGTATTATTGATTGTTCTTAGCTCAGAACCGGCCTTGAATTTAAGACTGTTATTAATGGTAGCGAAGTTTTTAAGGATATCGATTGTATCCTGGGAAAGACGAATTGCAGTAGCTGGCATATATTTACCTTATCAAATAATGTTAAAAATGAACGTACAGGTGAATTTTACTCCATATATTAATCAAAAAATCATTTTTCAATTAACATCTTTGGTCATTGGAGTAGGGGGCAAAATCGTGGGAGTTGGAGCAACCGGAGCGGGTAACGATGTAGTCGGTACGGGAACAGGCGGTTCCAGAGGAATTTGTGGGTTCTGGGGCGAAATGACATTCACGTCCATCTTTTTAGCGATCCACTGGCTAATCCAGTCTTTACCGTACATTTCCACTAAACCAAGTAAAGGCCATGCGGAAAAACCTGCCAGCATTAGGATTCCGTCCCGATATTCAAAAGTATGGGGGACAAAGCTACCGACAAAGTTTCCTACAAAGAAGGAAAGGAAAGAACTTGTGGCAAAACTGGTGAGTTTGAACGGGCGGTCTGATTTGACGTTTTGATAGACATAGGCGGCAATTCCACCAAAGGCAGACATGAATCCCGCTGCTAGGAACTCCATCACCTTTTCGTAGATGGTAAATTGGGCATCAGTCATCATTTATTTCACCGGGTTTTTGGTCTAGTTCGTCGCACACCCCTATACTTATTGAACGTTTCCAAGATTGAAAGATTTACAAGGCTGGAAAAACATCCCCCTGCCAGAAAGAAAATCTTAAAAAATGGGGACGTTTGAAGAATGGTAGAAGGGTTTATTAGATGATTCCCGGCAGATGCGGCCTGTAGTAGGCCAACCATCATGATTCCGACTGTGATCATTTGTTCGCTATGTAGACCCCGTTTACACAGATGACGGAAGACAAATAGGGCTTTAATGAATAGTCCAGAACCAAAGACTAAAAACAACCAGTATTCAAAAGCTAGGGATTGAAAATCAAGCATAGGGATAGATTCTTATTATTTTCGATTAGATTTACAGCTTACTTAGATTTATTGTAAATTCTATTTTTATTGTAATTATTACATTTAACCATAGAAATATCTCTTTTATCCTCGTGGTTTTGACCTCTTTTAATTATAAATATAATCAATTTAATTAAGATTTAAAGGGATTAATTTAAAAATAAGATCATAAAAAGAAGAATTAATTTAGAAATAAAAGAAGAAAAGTTAAAACCTATTCTTTAATTCAAAGAGAAAACTGTCTGGATTCTCTAATTCATTCTCTTTACCACTACCCATTGCTGTCTGGGAGATTATCCTTTAAAAGGAAATCTGGATTACTAGATTGCTCTAACCCTTTATTGCTGCTCTGTCAGTCTTAGGGTTCAGGGGTACTTACTGCTTGATTTGGCGACCACCTGTTATCCTTGTTTCTCTATTTTTGATTCTCATCCTCATGAGAAACCTTGATTTCAATGAACCAGCAAACCCAAATCGTTCATTTATCAAGCGTGTTAGAGGATGGACTATCCCGCATTGGGTAGTCTTTTGGGAATAAATCTTTCAATTCCCACCACTGATCGATGTCGTGAATCAGAGTCACACGTTGCACCACTTACTGTATATAGTATCACAATAAATTGGGTAAAAATCATTTTTCAATTGATTTTGTTTTTGAATTGAGTGGATAAGTAAGAAAAGAATAAGAATATCAAGGGCATAGACCACAAATGGCAGAATATACAAGTCCCCAAAGCTACGACTTTGATGACCTCATGGACGGTTTTGTCCGCTATCTAAAGACACAGGACTATTGGAAAGACTATAATTTTGAAGGTGCGGGGCTGACTCAGCTAATGCGCCTGCTTTCCTACAACACGCAAACTCAGGCGTTGGAAAACAATTTTGTTATTTCCGAGCTATTTCCTGACTCCGCTCAGATTCCGAACAATGTGGGTTCCTTCGCCTCATCGGTCCTGGGATATATTCCGGTCAATAAATCGGCTTCCCGGCTTTCCAATGTCACGATTACGGTCACGCCTAGCCCATCTGGCGATATCACGACCAATCTGGTTATGGATACGTCCATGCGGTTTTTTGCGGCCAAAGACGGGGCCAGTTACATCTTTTCCCCCGACATGGCCTATCAGGCGGCGTTAAATGCGGACGGACTATGGGTGTTCAGTAATGTGACTCTGTTACAAGGAACCTGGGTTTCATCCACGTTCCTGGTCCAAAGTGCAGGCATTGAAAGTTACGAGTTGCCCAATGCAGACCTTGATTTGTCTACCATTCAGGTTCAGGTTTTCAGTTCATCCACCAGTACGTCCTATGATGTCTACAACCGTTTTACCTCGGCACTTGACCTTGGACCCACGGCACAGGTCTTTTTCCTGCGTAAGAACCGTTCTGGCACGTACAGCATCGAATTTGGGGATGGCAAGTTAGCCAATGCACTTCCCTATGGGTCTGTGGTCCTGGTTTCCTATCTGGTGACTTCGGGCGATGCGGGCAATGAAATTCCCACGGTCACGGCGGCGTCGTCCATTTCGGGCCAGTTCAACATTGCGGTGACGGCTGATGATGTTTCCTATGGTGGTGGGGAACCGGAAGATATTGCTACGACCAAGTTCAATGCACCATTGGCTTTTGAAAATCAAGGCAATGCAGTGACGGATGCCGATTATGTGTCCATCACACAGGAATTATTCCCAGATGCCGATTCGGTTGCTGCCTGGGGTGGGGAAAAGAATGATCCGCCCAAGTATGGATACGTCTACGTGGCTGTAAAACCCAAAGACGCTACCTCGCTATCAAGCGACCAACAAACGGCGCTCCTAGCCCTGCTACAGGCCCGCAATGTAGGTTCTATTACGCCCATCCTGGTTGATCCTCAATACGTCTACGTTCATATCATTTCGAACGTGCGTTACAACCCCAACCAGACCGTTTTGACAACCACATCTTTGAAACAAAAAGTATCAGATTCAATTGCCAAATATAGCACGACGACTCTGGAACGATTCAATTCGGTTTTGAATTTCTCTGATATTGGAGATTATATCAAGACAGTGGATCGTTCGATTAAGGGAAGTTCAAATGTTGTTCAATATGAACGTCAGTTTGTACCAGAACTAAATGCTCCCTATGCCTATTCAATCAGTTTTGGTTGTCCGATTATCCCTGGATCGGTACAAATGACGGGCTTTCGTGTCGCGGATACGGACATCGGATATGTCTATTCGGTTATTGATGATAGCGCTGGAAATCTCAGTTTGACCAAAACCAATGGAACCGCAACGATTGTCATGGCGACTAATTATGGAACCGTGAACTATACGACTGGGGTAGTGGCATTGTCGGTATTCAACCCTTCCAGCTTACTTGGAACCTATGTGTCAATATTTGTGACGCCTACCGACGATGTAGATGAATACGTGGGTCCGCTTAACGCAATTATCGAAATAAGTAATATTGTCGTAAACCTAGAGATTAGTAATGTCCAATCCGTCTGACCGCCTTGTCTATCAGCTTCCGCATCACTTTCAAGAGGATTTTCCTCGTTTCATTGAATTTGTGCAGGCTTATTACGCGTGGTTATATCGGAATGGAGGATTTACTGAGGCAGAGATAACCTATCTGCGTGGGGAAGAAAATTGGTTCATTGATGATATAAGCAAATATTATGAAACGGGTGATCTACGTTATATCGCAAAAGGCGATGCAAGTCTAGAAACCCAGGCTATCATTAATGCCAGTAACCACAAGAATCCAGGCAAAGTGGCGACCGATTTGATGGGCGACTATCAATTGGATCGGGCTTTTGCGTTCTTTGAAACTTCTGATGGGTTTGCCTTGGAAATGGCTGATGGGGTCGATTTTCAGGCTCCCAAAACCAATCCGTCCTTCATTACATCCTGGTTTTCTGCCTTATCCTTTGTTGATCCGGGTCTGGTTGCCAATGGGGTAACTGTGGATAAAATGTTGTTGATTCGGCTCTTGAAGTTCATCTATTTGATTAAAGGAACTGCCAAATCAATTGAAATATTTTTCAATATATTCCTGAATCTACCTGTTTCCATTTCTGATGGTTCGCTAACGCTCTTTAACCCAAAGGATAGAATCGCTATTTTAGACGATAACTTTGTCCTGGATGGTAACATTTTTCTAAGGGATGATGATTATTACAATGAATTCACTTATGTTATTCAAGTCTATGACCCATCGGGGGTTTCTGATAGTGTTTTCAACAATTTCTACCTTAGATATATTCATCCTTCGGGCTTTAAAGCAGTACTTCAGAACACCTATGTACCGCCTTCAACACTACCTAATCCAGTTAATCTCATCGATGTAGAGAATGGATCAATCTATGATTCCTTTACTTTTGATCGAAATTCAGTTGCTTATTTGGTTGATACTGACAGAAACCTGAAAGAAGTAGGAATTAACCAACCTCGACTGTCCTATGATCCTTTGTATGCAACCCCGAAAGGCTGTATTTTCGAAGCCCAGTCAACTAATATGTTGCTAAAAAGCAACGGATTTGACCAAACAGTATGGACTAAGACAGGCGGAACAATTGTTTCCGATACGTTTGCTGGAATTGATGGGAATACGACTGGCTGGAAATTGGTTGAAGGTGTCGGTGCAACCGCTAAATTTATTACTCAGACCGTTGCTGTTGCAATAGGAAAAGTGTGTAGTTTTTCAGTCTTTGTTCAGGCACAGGGTAGAACCTTTGTCCGCTTGTCATGCGATTCGACAACCTTCAATACTAGCGCTGTGAATGCTATTTTTGATATTCAAAATAATTTGATTATCTCAAAAAGTACACAGGTTACCGCAAAGATTACTCCTTATCGGGATGGTTGGTGCCGTGTAGATTTCTCGGCAACAAGCTTAAATACAACGCCTGCCGTGATGTCAATTTCATTAATGTCTAATGGTACGACGACCGCATATCAAGGGAACGGAACATCTGGAATTCACCTATATGGTGCACAATTTGAATATGGTCCGGTGACTTCGCGCATTATTACTACGACAACCTCAGAAACCCGTGATGATGAAATCTTGACCTTTATTACCGATGCTCCATGGTATACGGCTGGCGAAGGAACAATGACATTCAATCTGATTCAACCTACCAATTTGGTTCTGGGTACGTTGGCTGAATTTCTGGATATTCAATCAGGTTCCTATATTCGCTTGAATATTGAATTAGGCACTATTAAATTCAATTGTTCTGATGGTAGAACAACTACCGGGATTCCTTCGGTTCCAGGAAGTGTCACTAAGATAGCAATTTCGTGGAATGCGGCAGGCCAATTTAGGTCCGCAATCAATGGAAATATTTCTGATGTATTAAGTGCTGCTATTTTCCAGGCAGATAATATCAACATTGGAAACAGTAGTGGATTGACTCGTAGCATTCAGGCCGTTGTTCAGGATGTTAACTATTATCCAGTATTAGCCACGAATGACAATCTCGTTTCGTTCACCAGCTAAATAATAAAAAGAATAATTGGGATTTACCAAATGAATTATCAGCAACCGATGATTGCTCCTTATGGGTTTTATACCATTGGACCAGTAACATTTAATTTCACATCTTTCCTAACGATACCGTCTGGAACGACTGATGAAAGGGCGGATGGCATAGATGACACTATCGCCCTTTTGCGTTTTAACACAGAAATTGATGGATTGGAAGTTAAAAACTCCACGGGTTGGACGCCACTTCTAACTGATAACAATAATACAAATAATGATGACGCGTTAATCATGGCTCTGGTTCTGGGAAGCTAATAAATGTCAAATAATACTAAACTTGTTAATGCTTATGCCACGCCTGCGGATACAACCCGCACGCTCATCTATACGCCTGATATTCTAGCAGATTCGACCGTTATTCATGCTGGAACACTGAGCAATATTGATGATTTAAACAAACAACCTCACATGGTAACCCTGGAAGTTGAAGTTTCTTCTGGCGTCTTCAAAAAAATCGGTAATGAAATCATTGTCGAATACGGCATTTCGGTGGCTGTTCCAAAGATTAATTTGGGGTTCGGACAGACCTTGTGGGCGACTTTATCCCAAGGAAACACAGTTGACATTTTCCTGAACGTTCTTCAGATTTTGAATGATGCTTCTGGTGATACGCCTGACGATACTGTTCTGGAACAACTAATTACCCATGAAAATAATGTAGCAAATCCCCATGCCGTCACGGCAACTCAAGTCGGTCTTGGGAATGTAAACAATACGTCTGATGCAAACAAACCTGTTTCGTCGGCTCAATTGACGGCATTGAATGCTAAAGCAAACCTTTTAACCACAACCTCTGCATCAGGTTCAATTTCCCTAGTTAATGTTAACACAGGTCAATTGAAATCGTTGGTGGCCGGAACTAATGTCACAATTACCGATACATCCGGTGTTTTAACGATTGCCGCAACAGGCGGCGGCGGGGGTTCTGGAACAGTGACTTCCGTTGCGTTGGCTCTCCCATCCATTTTTACCGTAAGTGGAAGTCCGGTTACGACAACAGGAACCCTAACTGCGGTCTTGGCTAATCAGGCTGCAAACTTGATTCTTGCCGGACCGACTTCAGGTACTGCAACTCCTACCTTTAGAGCATTGGATATCAGTGATATTCCTCTATGGGGTCAACCCAACGGTATTGCCCAGTTGGATGGTGGTGGTGGGTTGGTTCAACGTTTGAAATTGGCATCCAATGGTGATGCGGCTTTCATTCGTGATAATGAAGATTCAGGAAGTGGTAAAAACTCGTTCTTTTGTGCGTCGTTCGATTATACCAGTGCTGTTGTTTATGCATTGTTGACCACACAGATTTACACGGCTACCCAAAGCTGGTCTGCCAGAATTGTAGGTATGTCGGTAACAGGTGCCGGTCTAATTGATATTACTGTTTATCGTGTGATGAATGGTTCAACTCCGACTTATGGTCATATCAATAACGGTACTATTCCCGTTGTTTGTACCCATGGAACTGTTACTGCATCTGGTTATTATGCCGTTGGTATTGCCATTAATAGTACTGCGGGGGCTAACTTTGGCGTTAGTAATTTCCTAGTCACTGAAGTCATGTTGAATAACAGTGCTGGCGATGGTCAATTACAAGGTTGGGATATTCAGCATGCCGCTAATTTATCAGCTTTGTCATCAACGGCTGATATGCCATTGGTTAAAGGTGCACGTAAATCGTTTGTGACGGCTTTCCAATTGGCTAAACCGACTGCAAGTCAGATTATTACCTCACGTATTCCGGGTGGTATTTGGAGTATTCCGGTTGGTATTACTGAGGGTACAGCATCATCGGATGTCGCTGCAACAGCTTCGACAACCTTTAATATAACTAAGGTAACTGCGACTGGAACATCAACCACAATTGGAACGATTGTATTTGCTGCGGCTGGTAAATCTGGAACGGTTTCAATTACGACCGCTGCGGTAGGTGCTGCGACAGATAAAATTCGTATTATTGCTCCGGCAACTGCCGATAGTACCTTAGCCAGTATTGACTTCTGTGTCCCATTTTTTGGTGGTTAATAATACTCTTTAATTTAACACTAAATATAGAGGAATACCCTTCCTCGAAAAACAGTTAAATAATGGAGATTCCAAGGGACATAATCCCTTGGGAAACTAAATGAGTTCACATAAATACCCTCGCGTTCTATTCGTTTTGAAAAAACAAGGCATCTACAATGGAAATGATTATTCCACTACGCCTGTTTATAGTAGTGGTTTAGGTAATAGTGCTAGATTTGTAGTTGATATGCTAAAGGATATTGGTGTACCGACTGATGTTGCCTATGTTATTGATAATAATGGCATTCATAAACAAATCGTGGAATATAAGGCTGATGTAGTAATCATCGAAGCATTCTGGGTTGTTCCAGAAAAATTCGATGAATTGAAAAAAGCATGCCCAAAGGTAACGTTTATCATTCGTAATCACTCAGAAACCCCTTTCCTCGCTCAAGAAGGAATGGCTTTTGGTTGGATTATGAAGTACTTAAATAAATCAAATGTGTTGTTAGGGTGCAATTCGACTCGGATGTTGGAAGACACAAGGTTCCTGGCTTTTGCTCAAGACCCTACGCTTTCGGATAGAGAAATTGAAAGAAAAACTGTTTTACTGCCGAACTATTACCCAACTACTGATGCAAAGCGTGCTTCTGCAATCCATCATTCAGAATTCCTAGATATTAGTTGTTTTGGTGCTGTACGTCCATTGAAAAATCATATGATTCAAGCCATGGCGGCAATGAAAGCAGCTACGAGAATGGGTAAACGTCTGCGATTCCATATTAATGGTGGTCGAGTAGAACAAAAAGGCGAACCGATTCTGAAGAATCTGAAGGAACTTTTTGCTGCTTTCCCACAACATGAATTGATTAATCATGGTTGGTTGGCACATGATGAGTTTAAAGAACTGGCTTCAACGATGGATATTGCCATGCAAGTTTCATTGTCTGAAACTTTCAATATCGTAGCGGCTGACACGGTGACCCTGGGTATTCCTACCATCACGTCTCCGGAAGTACGTTGGGCAAGTGGATGTTTTCAAGCGAATCCTACCGACTCCAATGAAATCGCCAAGATGGTTGAAAAAGCATATAACTTTAGACGCTCATGGCCTAGTTACAATCCGAGTTTAAAAGGATTGAAAAGCTTTAATAAAATGTCGATCAAAGAATGGTCTGATGTTTTGTTAAAATTGAAAGGACGATAAGAATAAAATGGCATCAAAAACCCTTAATACAATTATTTCACCAACGGATACAAACCGTACTCTAGTCTATACGGCTCCGACTACGGCTACTTCCGCTATCGTGTTTGGCGGAACATTGACCAATACCGATGCAATCACCAAGACGGTAAAAACCGCTACGGTTGAAATTCTGGTATCTGCCGGTGTTTATAAGCGTGTTGGGGGTCAAGTATCTGTTCCTTATGCTATTGGTATTGGTCTTCCAAAGATTACCCTGAACCCAGGTCAAAGCATTTATGTAACTATTTCACAGGCAAACACAGTTGATTGTCTGTTTAATATTATGGAAATCTACTCAAATATTGCTTTGGGTGGAACGGGTTCGACGGTTCTTGAAGCCTTAAATGACCACATTGCGAATCTGAATAATCCCCATGGAACTACGGCTACTCAAATCGGTCTAGGTTCAGTTAACAATACCTCTGATGCAAATAAGCCTGTCTCCGTCATTCAACAGGCCGCGTTGGATTTGAAAGCCAGTTTGACGGGTGCCACATTTACCGGAACAGTCAATGGTATCACCAAAACGATGGTTGGTCTAGCCAGTGTAGATAATACCGCTGATACTGCTAAACCTGTTTCAACCGCACAACAAAATGCGTTGAATTTAAAATTGAATTTGTCTGGTGGAACCATGAGTGGTGGTTTGACTATTTCAAGCAATACGACCACGAATTCTCCCGCACTTATACTTGGAAATACTACCTCATCTGCTTATATTCAGATGCAGGGGACTAATCTATATTTCATTAACGCTGCTAATAATGCTGTTAATGCATCAATTACCGATGCAGGGGCTGTTTCTTTTCCGAGAGCAAGACCTACATGGGCAGGGTTAACCCCATGGGATAGTGGCAATTTTAACCCGGCCAACTATGCGCCTCTCAGTACTTTTAATGCTGATATAACCAGTCTTCAAAGTCAAATAACGGGCAATTACAATGCTTATGCGGCTGAAGTCGGCTTTCTTCAGAGTGAAATCAACAGTGTAAGTAGCACGGCCACGACCGCCTATAATGTCGCGGTTGGTCGAATGGTTCCCGATTCTGTCAGTACGGGTGGTTGGGCCAGTGGAAATTCCCAAGCGCCATACTTCAGTAACGGCACGGCTGTTGGAATGATTCAGCAACGATATCTAGGTGGTATCTATGACGTGTTCTTTGATGGAGCATTAAAAATTACATCGGGCGGAACACAATATTTCTTCCCGATTAACGGATCGGATGCAAGACTGAAAGAAAACATTGTGGATTCAACAATATCTGCACTGGATGTTGTCAATAAAATTAAATTTAAACAGTTCAATTTTAAAGAAAGCAGTGTTTTTGATCATACTAAGGTTCATAAAGTTGGAGTTATAGCCCAGGAACTTCGGGAAGTAGAACCGACTTTTGTCATACCAAGTGATAGTTATTATCAACTTGATCTGCTTCCTATGTTGAATCATGCCCTAAAGGCGATTCAGGAACTATCTGCCCAGGTAGAAGATTTAAAGACTCAGGTAGCGGCCTTAAATCCAAAAGTTTAAGAAAAAGCCCCAATTAAGGGGCTTTCTTTATGATTCAATCACTTCTGGTTCGACTACATTTTTCTTTCGACCCGCTTTGCTGTTCTTGATCAATACTTTATTGTTGACAATTTCGACAATCATTCCAGCACTGATAGCGCGTGATATTTCATGTCGCAACCATAATAGTTCTTTTTCCGCATTTAGTGGATTTTTTGCAGTCACAAATTTGGAAACCAACTTGGATAGGGTTTGATTCCCCAGTTCGATTTGTTCTAGAAATACCGCATATCGACCACGTAAACGATATTTTTCAGCATGCTTGGCTTGGAAATATTCCGGTGTGACTCGAAATTCACGCTCAGAATTCTCTGTTCTGGCATGTTTCTTGGCAAGTGCAAGCGAAAACCCACGACTTTTCAGGGCTTTTCCGGACAGTAATCGATTAATATTACTGTCTTTTATATACTTGGCACCATTCGTTTTAAGTGCATTGACCATTTCACCAATTGTTCTACCATTGGCTCTGACCGAAACTGCACCATTTGTGATCATCAACTTAGACATGTTCTTCCACCAGCAATGCTTTTACAAAAATATAGTATAAAGCAAACATCACTAAAATTTCAATAACTAATTTCATAATCATAGCTCCGGGCGTCGTGCAATGTAGGAACCGGGTTCTGGTTCACCATCCCAGGCTTCCAGGTCGGATAGGGCGGCTTTCGCTTCACCAAGGCTATTGAAACAAAACCTTCGACTATACCCAACTTCATCCATTCGGGTACAAAGACCCACGCTATAAAGCAATCGGATTAGACCCGCGTAGGTTCCGTCAGGGAGTTTTCGGACATCGGAATACCCCTGTTCTTCCATTCGTTCGATGAATTTATCAGGCATCAGTCTATTCCTTAAAATTCAATATCAAATTCACGGGGTTGATCGTAATCGTATTCCCCGACAAATTCATGTTCATCTTCCGGATGGGGAACTTTTGGTCCTAGATAGAATGGGTTCTTTTCCCAAGTATCGTAGGGACTCAAAATCCAGGCAACATCCTGATTATCATGACCCAGATTATGGGCATATTCCTTGACTGCATCTGACATTTTAGCAAGCATAGCGTTTTCCTTGGTTCGATAATTAATTGTATATCAATACCTGAAATTTTTCAATTAATATTTGAATCTTCAGGATTTTCCCTGGCTGGCTAAGTAAGTTGTTGAACTATATAACATTTCTAGAGAAAAATCAAATGAAAGTTGAAAGCTGTCAAGACCTCGAATTTAAACGTGGCGAAACCATTAGCCTGACCGTCCTATATCTAGAAAATGGTCAACCTAAAGACTTAACCGGATATACCGTGACCAGTCAAGGCAAAACCGGGTATCCACTCGCCAGTGCAGGTCCATCGCAGGCATTTAATATGGTAGCTACCTTGGCCGATCAAACCACTGGCAAGGGTATGGTTACGCTATCTGCAACGGCTGATATCACTGCCGCCCTGAAAGTGGCTCCGTTTCAGGTAGATGTAAGATATGTGGATTCCCTCGGCAATGCCAAAATGAGTGACACTTTCACCATCCAGATCGTCCAGGAAGTGACGGGGTTGACCAGTGTCTGAACTGATTCTAATCCCTAATACCCAGGAAAGATTGAAAATTTTTCCTCTCCAACGCGATAAGTTGGTAGTAAGCAAGGATGATAGTGACTTTGTTCGAATAGAACCTTTGTCCAGGGATAGGCTTGTGGTGTCAGAACCTACAGAATCCATTATCCGCGTGACTAAATAATTAAACTAATAAGATTGATTGGATTATAAAGATGTCTGATAACATGCAAGAAACCCCTCTTGACGTAGCGCCGTATTACGACGATTACGATTCCGACAAGAATTTTCATAGAGTTTTGTTCAAGGCCGGTCAAACGGTACAAGCCCGAGAATTAAATCAAATTCAGGACATTGGACAAGACCAAGTAAACCGATTCGGAAAAAATATCTTCGCGGAAGGGTCTATTGTCATTCCGGGTGGTATTACGGTCAAAACAGACCAAGACAGTATCAAGCTATTCTTTGATACTGGTTTTGCCTTTACCGACATCCAAAATTCCACGGCTACCCTTTATATTAAGGGTAAAACTTCTGGAACCACGGCCCAAGTAGCAAAAATGATTGCTCAAGTCGGTGCCGATCCCATTACATTTCTTATCGACTATCTGTCTTCTGGCAATTCCGGTGTGACTAATGTCTTTGCGGATAATGAAGATTGCACGGTTTATTCCCTAAATTCTGACGGTACTCAAAATTCTCTGTCAGAATTGACAGTTGTTACTGCTACCAAAACCATCTGGGCAATTTCTATTCCTGGAACCTATTTCCTGCGCGGAAACTTTGTGGATGCTTATGATGACAATATCGTCATTTCCAAGTATGCCGATGTTACTTCCGCCAAGGTTGGTTTCCTGATTCAGGAACAAATCATCACGTCAACGGATGATCGTACCCTATTTTCAAATGCCCTGGGTGAACCCAACTTCAAAGCCTCTGGTGCTGATCGTCTGAAAATTGGTTTGACCTTGGCTACGATTGCCGTCACTGATCAAAACAAGGACTTCATTGAGATTGTGCGTCTGGTAGACAGTGCGATCCAATCCAACGTCACGACATCAACTTATTCCCTGATTGAAAAGTCTATTGCTACCCAAACGTTCGAGACAAACGGTAATTATACCGTGACTCCATTTGGTCTGCAATTGAAAGAACATCTGAAAAATAGTCCGACTGACATCAATGGTGTCTATCTGGCTGCTAATGGTGGTCTGGAATCGAAATTTGTAGCCCAATTAAAACCTGGAACAGGTTATGCAGGGGGCTATCGTACTGCCACGGTTGGTATTCAAAGTATTTCTATTGACAAAGCCCGTTCGACTACAACTGTCCCTAATACAGTTACGTCTGCTGATTACGGCCCTTATATCATGGTTACGGCTGTTCATTCGTTTCCTGATATCAATATTCAGAAGCGTATTCGTTTTCTAAATTCAAGTTCAGTTGCTATTGGAACATGCGCCATTCGCGCTTTCCGTAGGGACTCGACTTCAAATTATCGTCTTTATGTATTCGATTTCCAGTTTACTACAGGAAATACCTTTAATAATGTAACTAAGATTGATTATCAGGATTCATCAAACCTCTTTACTGCGAACCTTGTTTCAGCGGTTATTTTTGATTCGTCTAAAGATTCTATGGTCTTTAAACTACCCTACAACTCAATTAATTCATTGAAGACGGGTGGAATTAGCCATACATCGTATACGGTCATGCGTTCCATGATCGTGACTACGAATGCCTCTGGCGTGGCCTCAGTGTCTGTGGCATCCAATGAAATTTTTGGTTCGATCAACAATTTCGAATATTTCATTTGTCAGACTGGTGCATCTACCCCTGGCGCGGTGATTGATCCTACGACTGCTGGTTTGGTCTTGTCTGGTTCGCCTGTCGGACGGACATTGAATATCAATCTATCGGCAACTTACGCAACCCAAACCATCAAGATTATAGCTCCAATCATTAAATCGGCTCCGGTTGAAAGAACTAAAATTCTTCAATCTAACTCGGAAACCTTCAATTTAGGGGTAGGTGGTAAATCAAGCATTGCCTTAGCTAAAGGCGATATAATTGGTATTACCTCTGTTATGGATGGCGCGACCGATGTCACTACACTTTTTACATTTGACAATGGTCAAAAACCAAGCTGGTATGGTCAAGGTTCGATTTCAACCACTGACGGACGTATCTATTTCTCATCTGCTTTAGTGGTGACGTATCAGTATTTTGAACATACAACTGGCGATTACTTCAGCGTAGATTCTTATGCCGGTATTGATCGTGACCTAATTCCTACCTGGAATGGTGGCGCATTGACCGATTATTTTGACTTCCGTCAAGATCGTGACAGTGTGGCCGGAACTTTTAGCACATTGGGTGAATGTTCCAAACCGGGTGATTCTATCCGCGCTGATATTACCTTCTATCTGCCCAGAATGGATTCGATCTATTTGGCTCCGGAAGGAACTTTTGCGGCGGTAACAGGGGTTCCAAGTTCAAATCCTGTCGCTCCGGATGTTCCTGGCAATAGCATGAAGCTATATCAGTTGTATATCCCTGCGTACACGCCAGATATTACCCTGATCGCTCCTACGATGATTGAAAATAAACGTTACACAATGCGCGATATTGGTGCATTGGATACCCGTATTTCCAATCTTGAATATTACACAACCCTTTCGGCTTTGGAAGCTTCAGCTAATTCGATTGACGTGATTGATCCTACGACTGGAAATAATCGCTTTAAGAACGGTATTGCTGCCGATGGATTCATTGATTTCCGTTTAGCCGACACGACCGATCCACAATTCCAAGCTTCATTGGATGCGACAACGGGAACATTGCAACCGACATTTACACCAAATGGTGTCGATTTGGCTGTTGCCGCCCTGAATAATGGTAAAGCCACGGCCAGTGTATATCAATTGCCTTATACGGAAACCCTGATCGTAAGTCAACCTTACGCTACCACGACCTCAAACATTAATCCATACGCCGTATTCACATGGTCTGGATCAATTCAATTGACGCCGGATTCGGATTTCTGGAAGGATGTTGTTTATTTACAACCAATTTACAATAGTATCAGTGTAGATAACACTGGTGGTGCGCGTGAAGGTTCAGTAACCAACGTTATTTCTCAGACATTCCTATACAAAACAGATAATACCTCACCAGTTCAACAATATGTGAGTACTGGTGATGGGAACGGAACGGATTACTTCCAAACGGTGAATTTGCCCAATGGAACAACTACCGATTATTATTCGACTTCATCACAAACGACGACTACGACTTTCACGTCTCAGTCAAGTTCCAGCGTGTCGGATGCTTTGGTTAGCACGTCCCCGATTTACTTCATGCGTTCGATTGATATCACATTCAGCGCGACCAAGTTCAAACCGTATACGCGTCTATATCCATTCTTCGATGAATTATCGGTTGCTTCGGTATGTAAGCCTGTTTCTGGTGCCTATGGTGATCCAATCATCACAGACATTAATGGTGCGGTAACAGGGGTCTTTACGGTTCCGAATACGGCTACTTTTAATTTCCAAGTGGGAACCGGAACGTTCCGTCTGACTGATTCGGCTACGAATGCCAATGATGATACGGTTCAAACTGATGGTGAAACAACGTTCTTGTCAGGTGGAACCCTGGAAGATCGTGAAGATACCTATACAACCACTACGGTTTTGGGTGCCCAAACATCAACCACGCTGACAACGGGACAGACTTCAGTTACCCGTAAGACCGATCCGATTGCTGAATCCTTTACTGTAACAGGTACGGGTGGTAATTTTATTACCAAGGTTGGAATTAAATTTGCTACCAAGTCACAAACAGTTCCTGTTACCCTGCAAATCAGAACCGTTGATAATGGTCTTCCTACCCTTAATTTGTTAGTTGATGGGGAAGTCACCCTTAACCCTAACCAAGTTACTGCATCGGCTGATGCCTCATTGACCACGTATTTCACCTTCCGTAATCCAGTTTATCTGGCTGACGGGGCAGAATATGCCATTGTAATGATTGCTGAAACGCAAGATTATAATGTTTATATCGCTGAAATGGGTGATGTTGTTATTGGACAACAGATTGCTTTGTCCAAACAACCTTATACCGGCGTGTTCTTTACCTCTTCGAACGGTTCAACCTGGACGCCTGCACAGACTCAGGATTTGATGTTTGAAGTTTGGGCGGCTAATTTTGATCCGACCGTGACCGCAACGATTGACTTCGGAAATGTGGCATTGCCTGCATTGCCTACCAAATACAGTCCGATTGCAACCACATTGTCTTCTGGTTCGCTGGTGGTTTACATGCGTTCGAATGGATTGAAAGGTGGTGATACGGTCATTATTGGTGGTGCCGTGGATGGAAATGGATTCCTGGCTACTGATTTGAATGGAAGCCATACAGTTATTTCTTCGACTATTGATACCTTTACCATCAATATTGCAGGAAAAACGGCTGCTGTGACTGGTTCATATGGTGGTTCTGCCATCATGATTACTGCCAATTATCCGTTCGATACGTTCTATGCCAACATGAATGATTTCATTCTGCCTGGAACAGCGATTGACTATCAGGTTCAATATGTGGATTCGGTTACCCGCACTCCCAGTGATTTCATTGGATTGAATATTGGTAATCCTTGTTATGTCCCAAGTGAAGGGGTGATTAATCAAGCGGCCAACCTCTTTAAAATCCGAGCGATTTTGTCAACTACTAAGACAAATTTGACGCCTGTAATTGCTCAGTCCGGTATGACTACGGCCTTGATTTCTAACCGAATCAATACCGATATCTCGAATGCGGCATTTGGATATGTAACTAATGATGTGAAATTCGATAATCCGTCTACATCGGTTCGATTCTATATCGGTGCCTATCTACCCGGTTCGACAACGATGATTGTCAATTACAAGCTGTTTGTGACCTCGGATGAAGATGTGTCTACGCTCGCATGGACTCCACTGACTCCGACTACACCCTTAGTGAATGATGACTTGAATTTTGCAGAATATGAATATGACTTAAGCGGTGTCGGAACGTTTGTTGGATATAAGATTTACATCCAACTATTAGGGACAGATTCAGTAAAAACGCCTGCCCTGACTGACTTCAGAAGCATTGCTTTAGCATAAAAGGAATATAAATGGCTGATGTAAAAGTAAGAAATCATCCTGCCCTAGTTCGGGACGAGGCTGGTTTTATTAAAAATGTGGATAAAGAAGCCTATCTAAATTACGTTTCCAATAGACAAAAACGATTGGACAACGAAAAAAACATGATAGACATGCAGAATCGAATTGCTACTCTGGAAAAGTTGGTTAAAGCGTTGACCACGCCTACTCCGACTGCTCCACCAGTAGCGGTTCCTCCTAAGCCGCCTGCCGCGCCTGTGGCTGTTCCGGCTCCCGTGGTGGATAAAAAATGAATAGAGTAACCAGTAGGGAAGACCTTCATAGGGATATCCGACTTGGCCTAGGTGAACCCATTATTAAGGTGGAATTAACTCCGGATCAAATGGATAACGCTATTGATTATGCATTGAAACAGTTCTGGAAGTATCGTGCTGATGGTTCCTATGAATCGTATTTCATGTATCGCGTGACGGCTGATGATGCTAGAAACAATTCTATACCGATTCCGATAACGATTGAATCGGTAGTTGAAGTCATGCCCAAAGCTTTTCATTCCAGTGAATTACTGTTTATGAACCCTGAATGGCAAATCGAATCGTCGGCCATGGCTGTAGCCAATGGGGTAGGAATGCCCTTTGGCGGGGGTGCCAATACAGGCGGTGCAATTGGTGGGAATGAACGTGTCGCTAGAAACTCCTATTACAACATCAATCTGTATGACTGGGTAATTGCCCAGAATTACATTGATACCCTGAATATTGTAACAGGTGCTTCGACTCAGTGTTTTCAGTTTTCCAAATATACCGCAAAGATGACTCCCTATTTTCCAATATGTGAAGGGGAATCAATTTGCATGAAAGTCTGGCAGAACGTAGACCCCGAAGCAGATGAATCCAATTTTGGTGCCTGGGATGATACATGGCTAAAAGATATGGCTTTGGCTCAGGCGAAATGGATTTGGGGTTCAGTTCTGCGTAAGTTTGGACAGGTAGTTATCTCTGGTGGGGTAACGGTAGATGGTCAAACTTTGATCAATGAAGCCAATGAGGATATTAATTTACTCATGGGTGATGCTCAAAAGGAAATGCCAACAGGAATGTTCTGGGGATAAGTACTCTATAAAAGAGAATAATAAATGCTGAATAAGTGGATAAATGGCACAAGTATTGCCCCATCTGAACAAGACCTATACCAAAGCCTGACTACCGAATCTATTCAAATGAAAGGAATGGATGTTAGATATCTGGTAAGAACGATGGAAAACCGTGACTTTCTTTTCGGAGAATCCACGGTTTCTTCGTTTTCCGATTACTTTGTGGTGGAAATGTACCTAGCACATATTGAAAATTTCAATGGTGATGGGGCTTTGTTCGCTCAATTCGGTATGGAAATGAAGGATAGAGCCACGTTCGAAGTGTCAATTCCGCGCTTCAAAGATGAAGCCAGGGCATATGAATTGGACCGGCCCCGCGAAGGTGACCTGATTTATATGCCAATGGATGAAGCATTATACGAAATTACACGGGTAAAACAAGACCCACAGTTCAGGAAATTAGGGAAAAATTATAGATATATCCTGGTTTGTGAACTCTTTTCTTATTCATATGAAGACATGCCAGAAGACGGTCCAGAACAAGATATCGTTAATGTCCTGGTTAATGACTCGGATGGTATCTCGGAAGCATTGGGTCTGTCCCCTAATAATCTAAATAATGAGAATGAAGAAATCAAAGCCAAAGGTAATGATGTAATCAGTCCATTTAATGAAGATACTGTGTTTGGCGGTGACCAATGATTGACTTCTTTTCCAAAGAAAAATGCTTTTATCATAAATCGACCAAGCGTTATAGTTTCGCTTTTTGGCGCATTTTCACGAATTTTAATGTTTTACG